GGGGGGGGGGGGGAGAAACCCCCGCCCGATTCAGTTAGTTGGCGCCGGATTCAAAGTTGGAGCAGGTTTCGATACGAACCATGTTCTCCTCCACCAGACGGACCGCCGTCTTGATGGCTTTCCAGCCCACGGTTGCCCGCTGGTCCAGAGGGTCAGACGTGCCGCCGCTGCCAAGCTGCTTGACAATGTGGCGCAGTCCGCCGCCCTCAATCTCGGTCGTGCCGTATGCCTCTGCGCCAAAAATCAGCGTGGAGTACACGTCGCGGCCCTTTGCCCCCGCCTCGCCGGGATAGATTACGGTGTTATCGGCGGCGGTGATGGCGCTGTCCACCGTCAGGGTGGTGGTGGTGTTTGCGGTGACCTTCACCCGCTGTGTGCCAATCAGGACATACCGCCCAATCAGGGCATTTGCGGCGACCGTACCTCCGTCAAAGGTGACGGTAGTGGTGGAAGCCGCGCCGTTAACCAGCAGCGTCCGGGCATCGGACGCCAAATCCTCTGCGTGAAAGACCTTCGCTTCGGTCGTCTCGCTGAACCGGATACCTGCCACCGCGCCGATCTCGTTGTCATACAGGTTCGCGGTGTCCACGTACTGATGGGGATACTTCCAGTCGGGGTCGTCCATGATATCAAACTCCACATCGGGATTGATGATACCGGCCCAATACTTGCCGTCAGGCTTCTTGGCGTTGACGTGCTTCAGGCTCCGGGCCGCCATGCGGCAGGCACGGACGGTCAGATAATCGTTGCCGGAACTCTCGCCGCCTGCCAGACTGCGCCGGGACACCTTCGTGCCGTCGCCGTACTGGACATTCGTTCCGCCGTTCAGCACCTCGCGGGTAATGGTGTCCAGCGTCCGGCCCGCCTGACTGCCCAGTAGCTCCGTGGCCTCCACCATGTTGTTGTCCACGGCTTCCAGCAGC